CGAAGTCGTATGGATCATCGTTGATGACGCATCACCAAGAACAACCGAAGGAGTGAAGCCGGATTTCCGTGCAGGGTGGACAGTAGTAAAGATATTCCCTACTCCTACATGGCGACCGGGCAAGAACACGCAGGCACGAAATATAAAAGCTGCTACCGATTACATAAAAGAGAATTACACCAGAGAACAGGTCGAAGCGATATTTATTATCGAAGATGATGATTACTATACTCCGGCTTATCTCGATGAAATGATGAAACGCTTTAACGGTTATGATGCCATTGGCGAGATACGGACTATTTATTACAATGTCGTTTATCGTCGATTCATAGCTAACGCCAATACCGTACACAGCAGTTTATTTCAGACAGCTATCAGTTATGACGGTATCGCTGCTCTCGAACAGAGTCTTGGCGATCGCTTTATTGACGCACGGTTCTGGAAGATAGTCAAAAATAAGTATCTATTTCAGGCTGGTAATCTATCAATAGGTATCAAAGGGATGGCTGGACGAACAGGTATAGGGGCAGGACATCAGAAAGCGTATTCGATGAACGACGACAGACGATTAACATATTTAACTAAATTGATTGGACAGGAAGATGCAAAAATCTATGGAGAATATCACCGAAACCGTTACAGGGATAACAGTCAGCTACGACGCCCCCTCTTTGTTAAGAAACGCCGTTGAATCGTTCAGGAATTTTCATCCTGATTTACGGCTTATAATAGTAGACGGATCATTACCAGGAAGCCCGTGCTATAATTATGCATCCAGCCTTGCAGATGGATTGACTAAAATAGTTCTTCCGGGTTACAATATTGGGCATGGTCGAGGTATGGATATGGCTATTAAAATGTGTGAAACGAAATACGCTCTTATATTTGATTCAGATATTGTAATGATTAAAAGTCCTGTTCAGAAAATGGTCGATATGATGGAAGCCGATACGTACGGTATAGGTTATCTTGAGAAAACAGCTTACGACGGCTTCGAGTATGGAGCAAAGAAAGAACACAAACATCAGAACTGGATGTTTATGCTTCATCCGTTTTTCCATTTACTTCAGGTTGAAAATTATTTTAAGTTCTATCCGTACGTCCATCATGGAGCCCCTTGTTTTAAAGCTGCCCTTGATATACACATGAAAGGGCTAACCCATAAGATAATTAAGGCGCTTCCGGGTCTTGGTCACACGGGAGGTAAAGGGTGGAACTGGAAGCCTGTCCCTCCCGAATGGGTAATACATAACACGGCTGGTACTCGTAATGATCGTCGTAGGAAAGGAAAACCAGAAATTGAACTAGGATGGGAAAGGTAGCTGTACTTGGACTCGGACAATCACTCGAACTGTTTAAGCCTGATGGCTTCGATATTACTATTGGAGTCAATGATATATACCGCAAAATAAAAACTGATGCAGTAGTTTGTCTTAATCGCACACAGGATTTCCCTTCCGAGAGGCTTAAATGGATTACTGACTGCAACCCGGAAGCATTTTTTTCGCAGATAGTCAGTTGGGACACCAAACAGGGCTTCGTAAAAATAGATTTTGAACCCGGTTACCCGGATCGTTATATTGACGTTACCCGTAAACGGTTATGGAAAAGCTATTTCTCGCCGTTCGTCGCTGTTCAGATAGCTTACAAATATTACGACGCAACGGAAATACACATTTTTGGTGTCGATATGACAAACCATCCGTTACTTAACGGCGAGCTATGCCGTAAGATAAAAACACATTTCTCTCTGTTACGCAAAGACCTCGAACGGCACAACGTAAAAGTCATTGTTTATGGTTCGGGTATTCTCGCTGAATGATTCTGTTCAGTTATAACTTCCAGTAGTATCGTAATTTTACATTATTCTAATTACTAAAAATAATTATGTTAAATTTTTACTATTAGCTATGGAAGGGAATAAAGCTGTAATTGATTCTGTATTCACGCTGATAACTACTTGGTTAGATGCGTATGTCGGTAGTGGCACTATCGGAACTGATGTAAATGATTACATAGCTACATTAACACCCGGTAGTATATTATGACAACAGCAGTTCTAAAAATATACGGTGACATCGGAGAGAGCAACCCACTTGGGGAACTGTTTGACGGTGTAGAAATGATTTCGGCTAAGATGGTTTCTGATTTCTTGGATAAACGTAAGAATACAGATCAGATAATTGTCCGAATAAACAGTCGTGGCGGTGACGTTCAGGAAGGATGGGCTATACATGACCTGCTCGTTAATTCAGGAAAGAAAATCAAAACAATCGGCGAAGGGAAAATCTATTCGATCGCAACTATTGTATTTCTTGCCGGAGAAGAACGTGAGATAATGAGTAATGCTGACGGCCTTATCCATAATCCTTATATCCCTCCGTATACGCTGGCCGATCAGTATGAATCAGAAGATTTGATACGTATAGCTGAATCATTGAAACAGGAAGAAGAAAAGATACTCGACTTTTATGCTTCCCGTACCGGAGCAGAACCAGCCAAACTTGCCGAGTACATGAAAGAAGATACGAAGTTATCCGCACGGGATATGCTTGATCTTGGTTTCGCAACTAAAATAATTGAGCCTGTTCAGGCTTATGCTTATTATAAACCAAATATTTCAAAGATGACAGAAAATGATGTAAAGACGTTCGGGCAAAAACTTGATTCTATTCTTGATAAGATCAAGAACTTCACCCGACTGCCTGTCACCGATCAGACTATAACTGATAAGGACGGGAAGGAGTTTACACTCCAGAAAGAAGAAGGAAGCCCGGCGGTTGGCGACAAAGCAAATCCTGACGGGTCTTTTGTGATGTCTGACGGCAGAACAATCGTTATCGAAGGTGGTGTTATCACTAAAATCGAAGAAGCTGCTGCTGATCCTGACGAACTGGCAAAAGCACAGGCACGTATCGCTGAGCTTGAAACAGTCGTTTCGGAACTCGAAAAAGCCAAGACTGATTACGAAGCTAAACAGGCTGAACTGACAGAGAAAGAAAATGCTCTGAAAGATGAAGAAGTCAAGGTTGCTGCTCTCGCAAAAGAGCTTCAGGGATTGAAGAATACTTGGAAGCCTGATTCCAGAACAAAGTTTTCTTCAGCAGAAAAAGTGGGTGATGTCAATATTGCCCGTGTCCGTGAACTTCACGAAAAAATCAAAAACCAAAAATCTGAATAAAAATGTCTCAGTTATCTCCTTCGTGTTACAACACGCTTAATCTTGACAACCTTCACTTTACGCCTGATGAAATTAGGTCACTGAATGAACTTGTTGTCACCGCTGTTCTGGAATCTCCGGGACTGGCACTGTACCATACCCTGCATACAGGAATAAAGAACGACAAACGAATCGGTATCATACCCGGTACTTTTGGCCTCGTTGGGAAAGCAGCTCAGGCTTGCGATCCCGTTCCTCATTGTTACGAAAATCCTGCATCTGAAAAGACATGGGAGCCTCGTTATCTTGAGATAATAATTGATATGTGCGTTGATGAAGTACAGGATACGCTAATGCGTCTTGCACTTAATTGTGGCGTCGATCTTTATGATCTTACAAAAACAGAAATATTCACGTTTATCCTGAATATTCTGACGAAAGATATTTCCAAGATGATATTCCGTCACGCTTGGTTTGGAGATCAGAACGCTGCACAATTTCCTGTTGGAGTAATAACTCCAGGTGTTGATCCTGATTTCTTCAACGTCATCAACGGATTCTTTGTCCAGTTAGCAGAAATATATGCAGCTGATCCTGCACGTCTGACAGCCCTTCCGGGTAATAATCAGGCTACCGCAGCACTTCAGGATTCCGCCGCAACTCCGGCTCTCATGGCTGCTGCCGTGAACGCAGTTATCGACGCAGCTAATTATGAGCTTACATCACAACCTGATAGGGTTATACTTGTGACACAGTCTGTCATGCAACGTCTCAAGAGATTCCTTCAGGGACTCGGCACTGTCTTTCAGGATTACAAACTGATGGTTGATGGCCTCGAATTTGCCACATGGGACGGGATACCCATATACTCAAATCCGTTATGGGATCAATGGATCAGGGCATACTACAATAATGGTACTACATACGACAATCCTCACCGTATGGTATATACCACAAAGAGTAATTTGAATATAGGTATGGCTTGCACAAGCCTGTTTGAAAATATCAATACATTTTATGATCCGAGAAGTCGGTATAACCGTATAGAGGCTACCGACGCTTTCGACGCAAAGATAATTGACGACAGGTTAGTTCAGGTCGGAATGTAAAAACACTACGACTATGACAATAGGATGTAACCAAATAGTTGATTGTATCCTTAAAAACTGTGAACAACTTGTTCCCGGTATTAAGGATAAGGCTTATTTTATAAACTATGACTGCATAGATAAAGATTTAAGCACGTTTGACCCTGATAATTCTCTGCTCTGTACGCAGCTCGTTCTGAAAACATTTTCCCCGCCCTGTTACGCATATTGTGTGGAAGGGTATAATTTCTCGAATGAGCATTCGGTTGCTCTGGTCAAGAAAACATACCAGAAAGTATGGGAACATAACTTCATTTTTCGGATATTCGATAATACTCCTGAAGATAAACTGTGGATTCAGAACGCTATCGACAGCCGTTTCCTTATCATCATCGAAAATAACTACTCGAAAGAGGATGCTGTTGAAGGTGACGGGAGGACGGTGTTCGAGATTCTCGGATGGGATTTTGGGCTTGAACTTAATGCTGCTGAGAGGAATACTGGGGACGAAGAAATGCTTGGTGGATGGGTGCTGACAGCCGGATGCTCTGATAAGCTGAAAGAATCACTGCCTCCACGTTCGTACTTCGTTACCGATATAGCTACAACCCGGCTTGCTCTGGAAAGTTTGTTAGCTCCATGTTGTGATTAAAATAGTGGGGAGTAGTCCCCACTTTTATTATGACAGTAGTCGAGGAAGTTGTATCATTCGCCCGGGAATATATTAATAACCCCGCTAACCGGACAGAAGAACGTAAGCAAAAAATACGTAAAGCATTACGTCATTTGACCGGGCAATTTCTTAACTTTGGATGTTCAACATGTTATATCGAGGCTGTGTTTAAAATATTAAATATTACAAAAATGGCAAGCAGTAAATATGAATTAAAAAAAGGCGTTGTTTTACAGGTGTTCGGGGATCCTAAAAAGACCTGCACTAATGCAACGATAACTGACGAACTTGGGGATTGGTATATGAAGAACCATCCTGAAAAAATGGTGTTCTTTGTTCGTTATCCAAAACCTCAAAGACCTGTTATCCCCCCAAAAGTAAAGATATTGCCAGAAGAAACGAAAGTTGTTGAAGCTGATCCTGTCGCAGAAGCTCAGGGTATTATGACTGAAGCTATTGAACAGGTACTTGAGCCAAAACCGAAACGGAAGCCAGCAAAAAAGAAAACAGTTAAGAAAGATGACTGATGAAAGTATCAGCAGCAACGACATCACAACGAGTCGAGCGGAACGTATGGAATACGTCTATCGGGATCAAAGCCTACGGGAAGGATAATGATTACCCTCAGAAAATACTCGATATAGTAAGCTCGTCAGGCACAGGAAAGACCTGTCTTGACGTTTATATTAAATTCATTGTCGGTGTAGGCCTTCGTGACGAGGTGTTCGGGGCTACTATCATCAATTCACGTCGGGAGAAAGCAAATACATTATTATCAAAATGTGCTAAAGACCTGAAATATTTTAACGGGTTCGCCGTGCTTGTTAAATATGATGGTCTTGGATTACCTACTGAATATTATAATGTACCTTTCGAGCATTGCCGTATTCAGGTTGATTCAAACAAGAAATATACAGGGAAAATCGGTATTCATTCCGACTGGACTGGAATAACTGGTATTGCGTTTCATAAGACAGACATAAAATGGGTTACTCGTTTTAATCCTGAAACTGTACTTACAGAGATGACTGAAGTCGGAGGCCCTGAAGAATATTTCGGTCAGTTATATTACTTCACAACTGATGGCGATTTTGAATATCCTGTCTCTCCGTTTGATCCTATAATAACAGACATGTTAACTGAAGAATCAGTTTCGACGGTTAAGTATCGTAATGCCCGGTATAATTTCCTGCCGGCGGGGATAC